TGCTGCTCTACCTACTCCAATATTATCAGTACCAGTTGTTAGTTTACCAAGTGATTCATATCCGCAAGCAGTGTTATTACTTCCTGTTGTAGCTGCATCCCCTGACTCAGCACCTACAAATACGTTTTGTGCGCCTGTAGTAACATTTTCACCTGAAGCTCTACCAACTGCTGTGTTGTGATTGCCTGTGGTTAATAAAAATAAAGAACTATATCCAAGACCTGTATTATTGTTTGCTGTAGTAGCAGTAGATAAAGCAAATGAGCCTACTGCTGTGTTTAAATCTCCTTCAGTATTTGCATCTAAAGCTGCTTGTCCAACTGCCACGTTGTCTGTTCCTGAAGTGTTTGCTGTCAAAGCAGCATATCCTACTGCTGTGTTGTCATTTGCTGTTGTCAAAGCATCTAAAGTAAATGAACCTACTGCAACATTTCGTGTGCCTGTGGTTAATGCTTGTAGAGCATCGTTACCAAAAGCTTCATTAGAATTTGCTGTGGTTACAGAACTTAAAGCTTTATGACCAACACCAGTATTATTACTACCTGTTGTTAAAGCATCTCCTGCTCTTTCGCCTACAAATACGTTTTCTGCACCAGTCGTAAGTGCTTCAGCAGCAGCTTTACCGATAACTGTATTACTGTGTCCTGTGGTTGCTGCGTTTAGAGCATTTTTACCTACAGCAGTATTATCGTCTCCCGAAGTTAAAGCTGCAAAAACATCTATACCTAAACCTGTATTATTATCTGCAGCATCTATAGTTCCTGTAGCATTATCACCAATCATAATCGATGCAGTACCAAAAGTCTTAAATGTTGCACTACTTGCAGTACTTGCATCTTCCCAAGCTACTCCACTTCCTGTAGAAGTTAGTACTTGTCCATCACTACCCTGTGCTCCATTTATTGTTAGGTTATCGGTTTCTAATGTTCCATCAATATCCACATCACCACTTATATCTAAAGTAGCTGCATCTAGTTCACCTGTAATTGTTAAATTTCTTAAACCTGTATAATCTTTGTTAGAGTCTAGTATAACTGCTTTAGAAGCTATCGCTGTACCTACAGCAGTCGAACCTAAATCTAGTGCATTAATTTCACCAACAACAACTGTTGCTCCATCAAGTATGTTTAACTCTGCTGCTGTGCTTGTAACTCCATCTAAGATATTTAATTCAGCAGCCGTACTTGTAACTCCATCAAGGATATTAAGTTCAGCAGCAGTACTTGTAACATTTGTACCACCTATATCAAGTGTAGTCATTGAGACTTCACCTGCTACTGTTAACACTCCATCAGCAAGAGTCATTAAATCTGTATCGTCTGTATGACCTATTGTTGTACCATTAACTATTACATTATCAACTGTAAGTGTTGTAAGAGTTCCAAGACTTGTAATATTTGATTGGGCTGCACCTGTAACTGTAGCTGCAGTACCAGAAGCATTTCCTGTGACGTTACCTGTTAATGCTCCTGCAAAAGCTGTAGCAGTTAATGTTCCTGAACTTGGATTATAAGTTAAGTTACCATCTGACTCTAAACCTAAATTACCACCATCTACATCACCACCTGCTGTAAATATAACAGCATTGTTTTCATTTGTGCTTTCATTGTCTGTTATAGTGACTGTAGTTGCAATAGCTGCAGTACCTGTCGTATCTTGATTAAGAGTACCAATTACAAAATCTAATGTATTATCTGAATCATCATATGATACTGTAATACCACTTTCAGTATTACTTGTAACCATAGCTCCAACAGTATCACTAATTGTTTCGGCTAATGTAACACCATTAATAGTAATTGCATCAGCTTCTAGTGTGCCATCTATGTCTGCATCACCTGATATATCTAATGTAGCTGCATCTAACTCACCACTAATCGTAATGTTACGACCACCAGTTATGTCTTTGTTTGCATCTGTTATAATAGCTTTACTAGCTATAACAGTTCCGTTTGTAATTCCGTCTATAAGATTAATGTCTGCAGCACTTGCTGTAACACCATCTAATATATTAAGTTCCGCAGCAGTGCTTGTTACACCATCTAAAATATTTAACTCTGCTGTAGTTGCAGTAACTCCATCAAGTATATTGAGTTCTGCTGCAGTTGATGTAGTTGCTAGACTTACTGCTCCACTAGAAACTGTAAAATCATTTGAGTCAAAAGATGCTATACCTTTATTAGATGTTGTAGCATCTTCACCTGCTATTGTTATTGTATTACTAGAAGCAGATGTATCAATACCTTCTCCACCTGCAACTGTTAATGTTTCACTATCTAAGTCAATAGCTATTGTACCACTATCTGATGTAACATCTAAGTCTTCTGCTGTAAGTTGTGTATCTACATAAGCTTTAACAGACTGCTGTGTTGGTACAAGTGTTGCAGAGTTTGAAGACATATCATCTTCATCTACAAAGGCTGTGATTGTTATAGAGCCATCTGATAAGCTACCATATGTAACTGTACCTGTTGTTGTAATTGCAGATGAACCATTATCTATCGAACCAAAACCAGATGTAATAGAACCACTATTTAATGCTCCTACAGTAGTAGCTGCAGTAGTTATCAAGTTTGGCATTGCAGTTATTTCATCATCAAAGTATGCTGCTAAATCTGTAACAGCTACTTGGACCATTGTGCCATTGTCATTTAAAACAACTCTATCTGCATCAGCTACTGTTGTTGATGTAGCAGATGTATTACCATCAACTATATTTAATTCTGTTACTGTAGATGTAATTCCATCAAGTGCGTTTAGTTCTGCTGCAGTTGCAGTAACTCCATCAAGTATGTTTAGTTCAGCAGCAGTGGATGTAACTCCATCAAGGATATTTAACTCTGCTGCAGTTGATGTAACCCCATCAAGTATGTTTAGTTCGGCTGCTGTTGAGGTAATCGCTGTTCCGTTAAAGTTTATAGCATCTGCATAAACTGTACCATCAAAATATCCATCTTTAAATTCTAATGAGCTTGTACCTAAATCTATATCATTATCTGTTACTGGTACTATTGCTCCGTCTTGTATTCTAATTTGTTCTACTGCTGCAGAAGATACCTCAACAAATACTCCCCATCTATTATTTGTACTGTCTACAACTATTTTATTAAGAAAATCTAAATCTCCGATTGTGTGAATGTTACCACCATGTCCTGCTGTACCATCATGTCTGTGCCCTGTAGAACTAGCACTACTTGAACTATATGCAAATGCATTGACTAATTGATTGTATTCGTTGTTAAATAAAGCTGCTGTGATAGTATCACCATCACTCATTGAACTTTGTCGTGTATAACTTTGTGCCATTTTTTATTGTCTCCCTGAAGGTTCGTAATCTATGTATATACCATTAATTGTGTATGGTGAATTTTGGTCGTCACTAAATATTCTAAAATAATTACTGTGTCCACTTCCTTCTACCGCTTGTCGTGTCATAGGGTCTACAGATGCCCCAAATACATGTGCTGCAGTTGTTCCAAATACTGCTGTTCCAAATAACGAAGGTTTATTTATTGATAAAGTATAATCAGAAGGCTGTGGTATAGCAGTATCATCATAATCATATCTTATTTTTAATTTTGTTGATACATTACCTTCTGGAGTTGCTGAAACTTTAACGTATTTTAAAGTTTTTAATGTTCCTAAATCTCCGTAATCTAAATCTGGTGTTTGATATTCAGCTACTATATTTGTTTCAGCACCTGATGTATTTAAAAAATTATCTCCTGTATCATGATTAAATACTCTTCCTGCATAATCTCCGTGATAATGTTTCTCAACTCCACTTGAATTAAATCCTGAAGTTGCTGCTGCACTAGCATCTATGCCTAAAGTTTCAGACCATTGAAATTGTGTAAATCCTTGTTGATTTGTTTTAAGTGTACCAATTATTCCTTCAGAAGAATCACCTGAAGTACTAGAACCATAATAAAGTCTGTATTGTGATTTGTCTCTAATAACAATACTGCTTACATTTAAACTTCCAATATTATCTGCGATGTCTTTTATTAAAGGTTGTATAGCTCTACTAACTGTTCCTAATTCTACGTCACCAATTCTTACTGTACCTGCTAATGTTCTTATTCCATCTGGTGCTAAGAATACCAAGTCACCACCAATCTCTTGAATACTTTTTCCATCTAAACAACCTATATTTTGTGTAATTGGTTGTACAGATATAGTAGATGAATTATTTATATTTATTAATTTGTAAATACTATTCCTACAAAATATTATTAAATCATCCCTAAAACTTCTTAGTCCAACTACTTGATCATCTAAAACAATACTACCTGAACCAGTTGTCGTAAAATCATCAATGTCATTTGTACCACTATAAAAAATAGTATTAGGTGCTGTAGCTGCTCCTGCAACTACTAAATGTTTATCATGTATAGTACAAAATTTTGGATAGTGTGTTCCACTTACTGTAATCTCTTTAGCAAAATAAGTTCTATTACTTAATGCTCCAGTACCTGTCATTTTAAAGTAAAAAGGTTTTACACCTGATCCTTCATCAGTAATTATAACTTCTCCATAAGTTGTGTCACCTTCAAAAGTTACAAAATGTGCTTTGCCTTGTGACGTTCTTGCTGAAGCACTACGACCTGTAAAAGTACTATAGTTATCTCCACCGCCTGCGACACTAGCTCTATTAATCTGTAACCAACTTGTTCCATCTAAACTAAAATAAATATTAGTGCTTGAACAAGCTATTACACCATCTGCATAAACATGTAATCCTAATATATCATCATCTGTACTAGGATTAGCTGCACTAGCTCCACCAAAAGCTGAAAAACCATTAATTCTTCTGTAACCACCGGCTACATCGACTTCAAAGTTTCGTAATCTTCTAGCTGCTCCGGGTCTACGAAGTAATTCAAAAGCACTAGAAGCTTTGTCTAGTCCTCCTTCACAGGCTAATGCGTAAGGTTGTGTTGCCATTAAAAGTAAAGCCTATCGTCTGTCATATAAGTTGGTTCAGGATTTAAAAAGTTTGATCTCATTTTCTTTAATCCTTCTTTGTAATCTTGTAATGCAAAAGCTGCTTGTTGTGGAGAATCTTTAAACTGATGAAAATGATACCTTGCTCTAGCCATAAGAACAGTTGAATATACATCAGGAAAAACTAACGTATCTCCATGAGCACTTAATGCTGTTGGTAAATCCCAAGCAAAAAACCATACCCTATATACTTTATCAGGTATTGGACTTAATCCAAATTTTCTTGTATCAGGACTTTTAATTACATGTGTAGGATCGCCATAACTTTGACTATCCGAATCATCTGCATTTTCTTCTTCTCTTCTATATCTTACCCAATCTGTAGAATTTAAAAATTTTAAATTTTGACTTGTGTATGGAGCACTCTCTCCGCTTACACCAATCGTTGTTAGATAAAAATTATCCCAATCAACTGCACCATAGTCTGTAGTAACATCAGAACTGGATGCTTTTAATTCATACCATCTAGTTCCTGCTACTGTTTCAACATAAACATTACCATAAAAAGGATCAGTTGATCCACTTTCGCCTGTAGCTAAAAATCCCCATTGAGGTTCTGCTAGTACTATATCATTGTATGCTCTGTTAATACAATCTTTTGCATGAGCTTGAATACCTATTGCATCACTAAAATTAGACGAAGTTAAAACAACCTCGTTAAGTTCTCTTAATAATTCGTTAGTAAGTTGTAAATAGGTTGTTGCCATTATTTTTTATGTTGCTTCTGAATTGCAAAGTTTGCAGTAAGACTTGCACCTTTATGTTTTACAAACTTACCTGAGTGCTTCATTAATTTATATTCTTTACCATGTTTCATCCAATGGTATCCTTTAGGTGCTGTTACTTTCATCTTAACAAGGTTTAGCTTTAGGCATAGCATCCCCACCTTTGCTAGATTTCATTCGTTTATTACCATTACCACCATGTCCATAAGATGCTCTTTTCATTGATCCACCACCGTATTTTTTTTTCATACGAGGCATTTCACCTTTTGCAGCTTTATTTCCTAAATCGTTTTTGTAATCACCTTTCATGTTTGTTCCTTTTTATTTAAAGTGTAAGGGAGAAGTAAACATAAAATTCCTTCTCCACTTACTAATTAATACTAGTTAATGCCCTAGACTGTATTACTAACCCGCTTGAGTTGTTGTAATTCCGTCTTGAACTTTACATTGTCCGTTAAGATACCAATTTGTACCATCAGACCATACATGAACAAAATCTCCATGTACTGCCTTATTAGCTACAAATGAAATAGTATCTGCATCTGTAACTGTCGCTACTGAACCTGCTGCATCTTCCGGAGAAGATACGTTACCTACAATAATGTTAGCACTAGATGCTGTAACTACTGTATGAGTACCTGTAGGTTCTGTTGCTCCAACATAAAACCAATACTCTAATCCTGCTTCAGGAGTAGGAAGAGTTTGTATTTTAGCTGCTGCTACATTAAGAACGTAACGAGTACCTGATTCTGCTGCAGTAATTGTATTAGCTGCAGTTATAGCTTCTGTATCAGAGGGCTTTTGCACTTTAGTTGCAAGCTCACGTACATCGGATACTCTTGCTGAGTTACGACCAGTATCTCTTATATTTACTATTGTTGACATATTATTTACTCCTATAAACTTTATGTGTTAAACAAAGAGGAGGAGTCCGAAGACTCCCCCAAATTTTAAGTATTAGTCTATTCCGTAGAATGCACCAACAAGAGCTTCACTTCTAAGTACTTTCGCACCAAAAACATGAAGACCTCTCACAATGTCACCAAACGATGTTGGGTCTCTCAACACTTCTGTTGATAGAATTGTGTTTGCAGTTGCAGTAGATGAAATATGTCCTGCTAAAACTTTACCGGCAGCATTAGATGGTGCAGCAATGTTATTAGACTTGTACATGTCAAATCCACGAAGTTTACCACTAGAAACTAAGCCGTTTCTAATAGAACCTTGTCCTGCATTGTAGTCTACTGACAACAATTTAGAACTAGAGCTTCCTAGAACTTCGTAAAAGTCAGGACCTGCAACGAACCATCTACCTTCTTCAGGTACATTTTGATCGTCTAATAGTCTTGCCATTCTACCCATAAGGTCTAGAGGGTCATGTTCATTAGAATCGAAACCTATATCTAAGTTACCTGTTCCATCAAAAGTTCCGGCAGCTAAATCAGTAGCATTGTCAGAACCTAACACGTGGTTAGGTGATGAAGCAGATAGACCTGCAAACATTGTTACAAGTACAGCAGCATCGTAAGCATCTTTTAATGCGTATGCAGCAGAACTTGAAGCAACTTCTTTAAAGTTGACATGTGACATGTTTGTTTCAATATCGTCTACGACAAATTTAAACGCATTAGCACTATCAACAACTAAAGATGTTTCTTGGTCTGTTAGTTTAGTTTCAGTTGTATCGGTATTTCTTGTGTATGCTTCTACAGAAATAACGGGTTCTTTAATAATCTTTACTGAGTCTCCGAAAGCAGATATTTCACCGGAATAATCGGTGTTTGTAATAGATTCGATTACCGAAGATTTTCTAAAAAAGTTTAAAACCTTTTTAGAGTAAACCGAAGGTAAAAAGAAACTATTAGTTTGTCCACTTACAGAGTTAGCAAAGTTAGCATTAGTATCCGTTGAGGGTTCAAAAAATTGAGCCATGGGATATTCTCCTTTAAGTTATAGTTTATTTTATGATCCTGCCTTCTTGCATTGCATTTGATATTTCCTCTTCGAATTTATCAAACTCTGCAACACTCATGGCAGCAATCTCTTTTTCAGACCACACCTTTTGTTGATTGGGTTTTACACTAGTTGTTTTAGTGGAAATCATATCAGCAGCAGATTGTTGAGTCTGTTTAGAATTTGACATAGGTTGTGTAACTTGTTGAACGTCTAATCCAATATCCTTTTTAAATAAATCTAAAGCTCTACTCGCTAAAGTTGCATCATCTGGGTTATTAAAAATCCACTCTTTAATAGCCTCTGGTTGCAAATTAGCCCAGTCTTGAAATTCATCACTGTTTCTAATTTCATCAAAATCAGGATGCTTTTCTCGAAGATTCTTTTCAGCATCTCTGCGAATCAATTCATTTTCTCTATTCTGTAGAGCACTAAGTCTCTCTTCTAGAACTTTTGTTTTTGATTCACTTTGCAAATGAGCAACAGTTTCAACAACTGCCATCACATCTGGATACTCTTTTTTAAACTCTTCTAGTTCTTCTGCAGATTTTGGAGCTTCATAAGCCGGTCTGTTTGCAACAGCTTCGTTTATTAACTCTTGTTCTCTAGCTTTAAACTCGTTAAGTTTAGAATCGTAGTGTGTTTTTAAATCATCGTATCGTTTTTTATAGTTAGGTCGTTTGTAAGGTTTATCCTTACTTGCTTCCACTTCTTCTTGTTTTTCTGCTTCAATCGCATCACTTTCGTCATGCTCAGTTGTAGC